ATGGACAAACCAACCTCCTCCAACACTGCCCCCGCCAAGCGAAGCTGGGCATCAGCGACTGAAAAAGAACGCTCCGATGTCTATTGGTCGTTATCCGACGCGTTTGTCGACAATGAGGTCAACTACGAATTCATCGCGCGCCAAACCGAGGATTACGATCGGCAAGAGATCAAGCGAATCCTCTATGAAGAAGTGGCACCGGTTTGCCATACGAATCTCGAGACCGTGATCCCGATGATTTGGTCGGCGTTCAACCTGGAGCAATTGAAGGCTGACATCGCAGAAACATTGAAAGCCCGAGAACGCAGCCGCTTCAGACGTCAGCTAGACAAACTGCTGATTCGCTGGCTTGAGTTTCGATACAAATACATATGGAAAGAGATATCGAGGCATTACCGAAAATGAGCGCTGCCGTGCTCGATAGCCCCGGTTACCACCGAGCAGTGACATGTGATCCCTCTCGATCACCGCGCGCTACCAGCCCCACCGTGGCGACGGTCAAGCCGCTCGCCACAGTGGGACAGGATTTAAGCTTTAACCTCAACGTTATCCAACGCCTGATTCACCGCCAACTCCCCCAACATCACCACCTGCGCAATGCCCAAAGCGGTTTTGCGGTGAGAGGGTTCGAGTGCTGCGGCGAAATTGTTGAGCATTTCCGAGGCGGAACTCAGCGTTTCACTGGCATTGGCCAATAGGGATTCGGAGTCGTACTTTGGGTTGGCGAGGTACATGCGCTCGGGCTCGTTGACGCTGGCCATGATGTGGCCGGCGGGAAGGAGGTAGTGATCGAGCGCCCGCTCGGCGGCTTCGTGGAGTTTTTTGGAGTTGAGGGATTCGTAGGGGGATGCGGGATAGGTTTCTGGTGGATTCGGTGTTGGTTTGAACATGGTGTAACTCCTGACGGATAAACGAAAAGGAGCCATCACTCTCGCTACCAAACGAAGGGTGGAGGCCATACGCAGGTTGGTAGACCGGTCGTCAGGAACCCCGGCGCATCCGAAGACGCCCCGCGCATGACCACCATAAAACGAAGACGAGAAACGCCCTCGCAAGACAGTAGTCTTGTGCTTCTGACGGAGACGGGCTACCAAACCCGATCACTGGTTTTCAGTGACGTAGGGACGATAGAACCTGCGGGCTAGAGGCACAAGCCGGGGGATTCTGTCTTAGGTGTAGGGGGAGGCGCAAGGGAGTGTAGGCTTAGGACTGCAGGAACAGGCTTCATTTAAACAGACGCATTTTTTCTGTTTGGAAAGCTCTACGAGCACGGTGATCGACTTAATTACTGTCTCCAGTGCTTGGAGCACTGCGACCCTTTTCCAAGCACTTTGCATCGCTCCGAACGATGGATTAGAAAAACTATCCCTGTAGACAAATAAAAACGTGGCCTACAGCGAACCACCAACAACGCCGTACCACTTTCGTACCAATACCATTCCTACCCAATGAAGCCTTTTCCCCTTTTCTCACTTGCTTTAGCAGGACCAAGCATTGTCACTGCTATGCTTGTTTTTTTTCAAAACGGGTAGGAAACCAAGACAGGCGAGTACTCACGCGGACGTGTTGGTATGGGCTTATCAAAATGAGCTGCCCCTAAAAACAGGAACGATGGAGCTGGTTGTTTAAGCTGAGCGGCAAAACGCTTTTTTAGAGCAGAGTAAGAGAGTTCGGCGTCGCTTCACACGATTGATAAGAGCGCGAGTCATCTCAAACGAAGCCGGGCCGGTTATTAGAGACGGGTCTCACCCAAATCATAGCTACTGGGATGAGTCAACAATTCAGCGCCAATCTGTATGCGAACGAAATAAAGTGCAGCCAAAGGATTGCCAGCGTACGACCATCACCGTACAGTGTACGAACACAACCGTACATCAATCTGACAGCCTTTTTGGCGAGCACTGGAGTCCTTATGGACGTTAAAGATCAAAGGCTTGAAATTCGCATCCCGCAGCAACAGCTTGACGACTTGGATGAAATTCGAAACTCAGTTGATACTTCCTACATTCCGAGCCGCTCCGATGTTGCTCGCATGTACATCTCGCAAGGCATTGCCCGACATCAGCGAGGAGGACAAGAATCGCCGGATGAGCTGCCTCTCGGTCAGCGACTGAGCTTGTTTTTTCAACTGGAACAGCTTGAGTTGATGGTCCACGTCCCATCTTCGTCTCACAGCAAGCCGTATCATGACGGAAGAATTACAGAGATTACTCAGATTGACGTGGTGAAAAGTATCTATCTCAATCGGTTTTTCTGGTTCTTTGAGCTCGATGCTGAGGGCCTCAAGACTGTTAGCACGAGCTTTCAAAACCATACGATTCTTTCACTGCTCAATAAGGAGTCGAATACTGATACTATTCGAAATCTGAAATACGCAAGTGAGTTGGTTCGGATGTTTAATAGCATCAAGAACTGCTTGGATCAAACCTATGATCGTGATGAAGCTGTTGACATTATCAATAAATTCAGCAAGCGAAATAGTATACCGCTGCGTTTTTCAGGGTTCGCCAAAGACTCTTTACAGCTCAATGAAATGGCAGCGCTGGTTGACTGGCTTGACTCGCGCACGGGGAAATATGGCCCCCATATTATATCTAGTGAGAATGACTACTCTACGGCCTACAATAAGCTGCTGAGTGTTTATCGTGACCACATTAAACATTACTCGGAGCTTAACATTGACTCTCTTCAAGAAATAATTTTAGATCGCCGATTAGGCTAATTAGGCTTTCGACAAAGTTGATTATCAGCAACCATTTAACCTGTGTTTTGCGCGATGGCAAGGTGTGGCGATGCTGTTCAGCTCACTCTGAACAGCATCAATACATGGGGCAATAGCATTGCCCTAGCTGACCTTTCCCTCATGAAGACAGATCATCGATGGAAAACTGCTATCGACAATGGACAGATTTATTTATCTGTCCTCGGCGGCTTCGTGGAGTTTTTTGGAGTTGAGGGATTCGTAGGGGGATGCGGGATCGGTTTCTGGCGGGTTGGGCGTTATTTTGAACATAGATGGAACCTCTAGCGCGATTACTAAAAGGAGCCGTCACCCACGCTACCAAACGATGGGTGGCGGCCATACGCGGGTTGGTAGACCGGTCGCACTAGAACCCGGCGCCCACGAATGACCACCATGAAATCCGAGTCCTGCGAAAGCGACTGAAATTGGTGATGCGATGCATCTAGACACGAAGCGGGCTACCAAACCCGATCACTGGTTTTTAGTGATGTGGCGACGATAGAGCGTGCGTGCTAGACGTACAAGCCGGGGGATTCTGTCTTAGGTGTAGGGGGAGGCTCAAGGTGGTGTAGGGCATTATGACTAAACGTAAACTGATTTAAACAGATAAAGAATACCTACCTCCATGTCACTTTCGAAATCGGAAATATGAGTTTTCACAGGCATCTAAGAAAAATCATCGACAGATATAAATGGCGGGATAACCAACCATAAACTCAGGAAGTTCTCCACCAGAAAACCCAGGTACATTTGCCTTAAAAATAGCTAACGACATTCCCTCAGGCGCCCGTGCCCAAATCTGATAGGCCATAGTTAATCCGCTTATTTTTTTCTGGCGCACAGCCCTATGCAGAAACTCAAACCCTTGCACACTCACAAAAAATTGCAACATCTCATCACTCAGCGAGTAAAACTCTTCATGACTCAAGTTTTGAGATTCTGCAGACTCAAGTAACTTTCCGTAGTAAAAGGTAATCTCATCTTGATCATCTCCCCCTTCGGCACCAATAGGCAAATTCATATCGGGCCGTCCGTTAAATCCATCATGCGCTAGCCTGTGGCACTCTAGGCAAAGCGAGATTCCGTTTCCTAACTCAAATCTTGCCTGCGGCAATAGAGTACGCCTGAAAAGATGATGGGCTTGAACTTTATTAGAAGAGTTGCAAACAACGCAGCTATAAGCATCTCTTGCACGGATAAAGCGACTCCACAACGTCAGGCACCAGCGCTCAGAGCGCTTTTTATCCAACGCCGCGTATAGCGTGTTTCTCATATAAATCAACCGATCAACACTTATACTCTCCACAACCCCTCCAGATTTATTAACGGCAACCTTCTTGATTGACGTACATTTTCTTTTCCGCCTATCTATGAACTAGCCTACCCCCTCAATCCTAATTCCCCCGCCAATGCGCCCTAACACCCGCATCGCTCTACCGATGCTTCTCCGTCGCCCGGTAATGGATTGTGTAGTAATCATCCAGAGCCCGAGCCTGCTTAGCGATAACGCCATCCCTCTTCGCTTTATAACAATTTGTTTAACCATGCAGTAACAACTACCGATCATGGGCACTGCCAGTACCATACACGTACTTCTTTCGAAGGTAACAGACGCCACGCCAGAGCGCATTCGCTGCCGAGTCAATCGTGCGCTATCCTCAATCGCAGTTCTCTAAATGCTGTACGCGCACATTTTATTTTTCGCCCAAGGATCACCAATGCTGCCCACTTTCCCTGATCTTGCTTGGTACTCAGCGCAGAGCGTACGCAAGGGGCTTCCAGGGCGCTGCCCTTATGCCAGTATCCATCGCTGCCCGCGCAATTTTGAAAGTGCCGCGCTATTGTCAGATGCGGGTACAACGTCTCGCATGTCGCAAGAGCTTCACGATTCCACTCTAGAGAAATGGAGGAAGCATGAACTCAGCCCTGCAACAGTAGAGTTAGCTACTTCAATTTCCGGTGGTAGCACTCCCAACTGTTATTCGAATTTCTGTCCAGAGACTGCCTTTGATACGTTCGGTTGGTTCGCAGCAACACTCATTCGAATAGTAGACCCCATTGATCGACAAATCGCTGAAAGATTGATTAAGGAGAATCCGGCTCCGAAGGAAAAAGACTGGCGTTGGACGTGGAGCTATGTCGCCCCACTTCACTACACTGATTGCCCTTTGTACGCGAAGCTTTATCAGGAGAAACCAATGGCAAATTTCACATTCAACGGCCCTGTTACGGGCAACGTCAACATCGCCGGGCATTCAATTACCGGCCCCGTAATGTCACTTACCCTGTCTGAATTGATAGAAAAGATTGATGCCTCGACTGCTAGCCCCCTAGAAAAGGAAGAAGCAAAGTCAAAGCTCGCAGATTTCCTTTCTCATCCACTCCTCTCATCTGTCATCGGTGGGATTGTTAGCGGTGTTGGCGGATAACCGTACCGTTCCGCAAATTCCCTCTGCAGCAGTCGACCTCTTATCAGTCTTGTAAGGTAGGATATCAATACAAAACACAGAGTACTGAGCAAGCAGGAACAACGGGGACGGATTTATTTATCATCTAAAAATAAACAAACAAATCTATCCCTTTCTACTGTTAGCGAGGCGTGTTAAACGCCGAAGTACCAAACTCAGAAAGATTCGACCGGTTTTTTGGTCTGCTCAACAAGCTTGTTCTCGTCAAGTTTCGGGAAAGAAAACTTGATCATGATGACCGATTCCTCGCCCTCGCCCGTGACAATCAGATCAGCCCCCCTGACATTCGCAGGCGCGGCTGCCATCAAACCAGAAACGCTAGGAGTCCCTTTGATCGAGGCGGCGCCCTCGATAAACGAATAGGTCAGATTATTGGCGTTTAGAGCGACACTTTCGTAGTTGGTGAGTTTAGCGGTGTACTCATCCTTGCTTTTAGCTTTAGCCGCCAGATCGACGAGATCAAGCATCGACTTGCCGTCAGCCAGTGCGACCAGACCGAACGACTTGGCCAGCGCACCGATGGCACGCCCGAACAGTTCACGCTCATAGGGCGCGAACAGGGAAACCATAATCAGCTTGTCACCGCTGAACACCAAGCCAGCGGTGAATTTCTGATCAATGAAATCCACGTCATCAATACACCGGGCGGGCGCGCCCACCTCTTCCGAGCAATCATAGTAACCGCCAGCCTCGGTGTATTTCGTGATTGGCGTGTCGTAGCCGTAGCTCTTGAACAGGTTGTCAGCTGCAACGGCACTCTGCATAGCGCCAACGAGGCCGGCCAGGCAAAGCACTAACGTATGGATTTTTTCGACATGGATTCCGTTCCTGCAAGGATGTGGACATTGATAGCCACATGCTATCAATCCTGCATTGGATTTGTCTCGCTCAATCCAATGCAGGTCGAGCAAGCTCAGCAGGTCCAGAAGTAGGACGCTGTAAACCCACTCTGCCATTCCTGCCCCCAAGCCCCCTCCTCCCATTCCTGATAAACTCCCCCACCTCCCAGCCACACCGATTCCGTACCCCTAATGTCCCCTATTCCCGCCACACCCGCCCCACTCTCCCGCCGCTTCTCCGTCGCCCCGATGATGGATCGGCGCGGCTAATCCTGTAGGCCGCTAAATCTCTGGCCTCCAGCATCATCAAGAAACGCGCGTACCATTTTCGTACCACCCCACTCTCTTTTTCTCCCCAAGCAGGAAGCGGCGTTCTTCTCGCATCGTCGGCACGCTCGCCTGTCGCTCCAATCCCAGGCACTTCCTACAAGCGTCTCCGTCGGGGGCAAAACGATCTGCGCACGAGTGTCTCTTCGTCATCTGCATAAGTGAGTGGCGAGGCGATTGGCTGTACCGCCTGATAGGTAATGTTCTTTTTTCGGGAAAGGCATCGGAAAAAGGTAATTTTGGTAAGCCGAACGGTCAATCTGGCTGAGAGCACTGATTTTACTGGGCTGCAAAGGATCGGCGTGAAGTAATTTTTGAGTAATGTAGAAGTAAGGTAATTACCTTTTAAGGAAGTAATATTTGTTTGTTTGCATCCCTTATAAATCAACCACTTACAGCCACATTACCTTTTTCATTACTCAAAATTACTTTCCGAAGTAAGCCAGCAAAGCCAATGAATACGGGGCTTTCGCCGGTGTTCCGATATTTGAATTACCACATTACTTTTTTCCGATGGCGTTCCTGAAAAAACCGCATCGGAAGGTTCGTCTACCTGCCTTCCGCTTCGCCAGGTCCGCACTGTCAGACGCCCACCCTTCGCAGGGATCCGCAGGCTTTTTGATCTTCGACCCCACTACTACAGCGCCCGACTTTAGGGGCGCTTGGCCAGGTGCAGGACTGCGGAAAAAAAGACTCATTTAGCCCGCAGGCGAGGTGGGGGGACGACGGCGCGCGCCAAGTCAGCTCTGTGAGCACGCTTTCGATGCGCGCACCAAATAAGCGCACAACCTCGGCACTGGAGCTGCATTACCAAATACAAGCGATTGCACATTGCGTATAGATGACAATTGATCAGAGAGGGTAGCCACATAAGTGCTATAACTTATAGGCGAGGACATCTAAAGCAAAAGCTGAAGAATATATCTTGCTGAATCATTTCAACTAAAGCCGTCAAACATTGCCAGCATCACACAACCACAAAAGAAAGGGATGTCCAATGATTACGTCAATAGCAAAACTTGAGAACTTTGGAATATTTGGTAGCTATACAAAACCAGCCTCCCTAGAAGACTTTACCCAGTACAACCTAATCTATGGTTGGAACGGTAGTGGGAAGTCAACACTCTCGAAGATATTTGAATGCATAGCGAAAGGACAAATCATTGAGGATTTCCCAGAAGGAATACTGACCGTAAATACAGCCTCAGGCACTATAAACAATCGCAACTTAGCATCCAGACCTATTGATCTCTGCGTATTCAACTCAAATTTCATAAAAGAAAACATCAACTGGGACAGTATCGTCAAAAGCATCCTGCTGATATCGCAGGACAAAATTGAAGAAAAGAAACAACTTAAAGAAAAACAGGACAACCTGAAAGAAAAAGAAAAAGAATTAAAAGACATATCAGACGCGCAGAGCGACCTATTAGAAACCAATCAAAACATACTAAGCGCAATAGCAAAAAGCATTAAAAGCAGATTCCAAATACTCGACAGCTCCGACAACTACTTCGTAAGTTACAACCGCGTAAAGGTACAGACAAAAATAAGTACTCACCTAGAAGACCTAAAGATTGGCACTTATCTTTTATCCCCCGACGCATTTGAAACAAACCAAAAAGCAACATCCCCGAAATTCAAACCCGCTATAACCCACTCCCTCAACAGAATAAAGCACGACAACTACTCGCAACTCGCCAACCAGCTCAACTCCTTATTTAAAGAAACTGTCACATCAACCAAGATAACTCACTTATTTGAAAACCCACCTATCCAAAAATGGGTAGAACAGGGACTTCAAATACATGAAGGGCTAAATAAGTGTGAATTCTGTGAAAATGATCTATCTTCAGAACGCTTAGAAACTCTTAACAAGCACTTCAGCGAAGCATTCAAAATTTTCAAGAACAGGCTAGAAGGCGCGCACGCGCTAATCGACACCCTAGTTCTTTATAAAGCCCCACACGTCCCCCAGGTGGATCTTTACGAGGAATATTACGCAAATCTTCCGAAACAAGAGAAAGAGCTTGATCACATAACCGACACTATCAATGAACGACTCAAAAACTGGAAAGTCGCGCTTGATGAAAAAATTGACAACCCATTTATAGATACAGGTACTGCGATTGAGCTTCCGCCCTCTCTTTTTCATGACCATGAAGAGGTATGCGAGCAGATTGAAAAAATAGTTTCGCTACATAATGAGAAAGCGATTAACTTCCAGAATCAAATAAGCAGTGCCAAGTCATCATTAGAACTTCACTTCCTAACCGAAGAGTTAAATGATTGCGACTTTATAAAAAATCAACAGCTACATGAGTCACATAAACAACCTGTGATCGACCTGCAAAAGACAGTCAATGATATATCCGATGAGATTGTCGAGCTTGAGAAGAAGCTTAACAATGAAAGCATCGGTGCGGAAGAGTTTAATAAGCTACTTCACAAGTTCCTAGGTAGAAACCAAATCTCATTGAAATTCGACAAGATCCGCAAGGGTTATCAAATACTTAGAGCACCAGAAAACACACCCGCAAAGAATTTGAGCGAAGGCGAAAAAAACGCTATTGGGCTTATATACTTCCTGACAAAGCTATCGGAAAATGAAAGAGACCTATCAAAATCCGTCGTTGTTTTTGACGATCCGGTCTCTAGCTTCGACTCTAACAATTTGTTCAATGCTCATTCCTTCCTCAGGAATCACTGCCAAACTGCGCAGCAGCTTTTCATCCTTACTCACAGCTTTAACTATTTCAAACTAGTACGTGACTGGCTAGCGGGGAAAAATGACAAAAAGGATGAAAACAAGAACCCAATTATACGTGCTCGATTCTATAATATTGAGGCTTCCCCAACTGCCTTGAGAACGTCCACAATCAATAACGCGCCAAAAAGCTTGACCGGCTTCAACTCCGAATACCACTTCCTTTACTCAACACTCAAGCAATATGTTGACCAAGAAACCCTTGCGCTCGAAACAGCATTCGCCGTTGCCAACATGGCACGAAAGCTATTAGAAGCCTTTCTTACATTCAAATATCCCCACGGGCGCGGGAACTTTAGAGGACTAATGGATCAAGCCATTACAGATGAAGTTACATGCGAACGAATCTATCGATTCATCAATAAATATTCTCACAATCAAATAATTGAATTCGACGACAGCACCGCAGACAACATAGCGTCAGAATCGGAATATATTGTTAGAGATATTTTCAAAGAAATTGAACGACTAGATAAAAGTCACTATGAAGGGATGACAAAAGCCTTAGCTTGAGTCTAGATACGGTTGCGGCCTCGCAGCCGCAGCCGATTTAGTCCGCGAGCTAAATCAGATTCCTATTCCTAGTTCATATTTTTCAAACTTAATTACTTCCTCCCCTATCCAATCATTCAACTGCGTCATCCTTGTCTGAATGGGCTCCAGCTCATTAGCTGCATAAATCTGCGCCGCCTCCCGAATCGACCCAAACCCACCTGCGTTCTGCGGAACAATCCCCATCAACTGCGGCGGAATGCGCAGACTGGCCAACACGTCATCCCGCGTCTGATTCTTGATCGAGTTGAATTCATCTTTCGCCGCCACCTCGCTCACCGGAATCAGCTGAATCCCGTCCTTTTTGCCGGTCGGTGAGTAAACAAATAGATTCCGAAAATTCCCCGGCCCTTTCGATTCCTTAAGTGCTTTGCGCAACGCATCAATATCAGCCTCGGTCTGCGCCGCATCCGTCATGTACAAGATGAACCCGGCATGACTCCCGTTCTCGTAGTACTTGCGACGAAACAACGTCGCCGACTCGTTCAACAACGCTGACTGCAAAGCGCTGATCCACTCCGGCAATCCATAAATCTCCTGGTGCAGATCCGCTTCACGAAGGTGAAAAATGCTGTCCGGCTCAAACGCATGTTCATCCTTCCACCCACGCACCTGGTAGAACTGCCCATCCGGTCCGGCGCGCATGTACTTGGCCAAGGGTGTTTCCAATTTGTGCACCCCACCCAACCGCGAGCGGCGCCCTTCAAGATAGCCATTGCCCAGGCAAAGAAAGTCCAACGCAAACTGCTCAAACGAAGCGCGCGACAGCAGCGGATGCGGGATAAACGTTTTGCTCAACAGGTTGCGTTTGAACATCAGTCCCGAATGCAGATGCACGCTCGCCCCCACCGACCGGGCCAGCCCATCCAGCGACAGAGGTGGCTCATACCACCGCCCGTTGAACCAGCACTCCAGGTAATCGAAAACCTCCCGACCACCCAGCACCGGCGTCGGCTCACCGAAGGAAAACACCTGAGTTCCCGCGCCAGGGGCGGGTGTCGTCGCGGGCAACGTCTGGTTGGCGAGTTGTTCGGTCATCAGTAAATCTCCATGCGCCCGGTGTTGGCAGTGGTCTGCCCCTCAAGCGGTTCGTGGTGCAATGCGTGAAAGAGCGCCCAGGCCAGGTCGGCGTGGCCGGTGTTGTCGTTGCGGCCGGCGGTGTAGGTGTACTGGCGTCCGCCGGCTGTGACGGTTTTGCGGATCGCCATCAGCGACTGGGCCATGTCGGTCCAGCCGGCATCGAATTCGAGCCGGCCCTTGTGGATCACGTCGTAGGCCTTGAGTACCAGGCGGGTTTTGACTTCGGGCGAGTAGCTGAAGGTGGTCACCGCCGGGAAGAACTGGCGCACCAGCTGGGCCACGCCGCTGCCCAGACCGGTCACGTCGATCCCAATGTAGGTCACCCAGTAACGATCGCAGACGCTCTTGATGAACGCCGCCTGCGCGGCGAAGTCCATGCCCCGGAATTGGTGGCGTTCGAGAATGCGAAACTTGCCACCCGGTACCAGGGGCGGCGCGACCACAACCATGCCGGAACAGTCGCCCGTCTCGGCCGGGTCGTAGCCAATCCATACCTGGCGGTCGCCGAACGGGCGCATGGCGAAAGGTTTATAGTCCTCGGCCCACTCGACCCAGCTATCCACCATGCAGGACTGCAACAGGGTCAGCGGGAAGATGCTCGCGCCGTCGTCGACGAACTCACACATCAGCAGGTTGGCGAACGCCTCGGGACTGTATTCGCGGCGCAGCTCTTCAATGTCAAAGAGGTCGCAACCTCCCCGCTCCGCGTCGAGGATCGTGACGATCTGCCGCCACAACCGATCCTCACAGAACCGGCCCTGCTGGAGCGCGCCGTGGGACACATCAACCTTCGTATGCTGCGCGGCGGGCTTGCCCTTGTTGAAGCGCTCGCCCGTCCAGAAGGTGTACGCCTCGTGGGCCATGCTCGACGGCGTGGAAAAGTAGGTCTTACGCCATTTCTTGTGCATCGCCATGCCCGAGGCGACCTTATTCAGCTCTTCAAACTTGAACGTCCAGAAGAACTCGTCGAAGTAGAAATTGCCGTGATAGCCCTGCGCTGTGCGGGCGTTGGTGCCGAGGAAAAACAGCTCGGCGCCGTTGGGCAACACAATGGGGTCACCGGTCAGCTCGACACCGATTACCTCGCGGCAGAACGCCTGAATGTAGCCCCGGAACAGGTAGGCTTGGTTCTTCGAAGCCGACAGGAAAATCTGGTTGCGCCCGGTCTCCAGCGCATCAATGAACGCCTCACGGGCGAAGTAGTAAGTGGCGCCGATCTGCCGGCTTTTGAGGATGACGCGGGTGCGCTGATTGCCGGCGCGGTACCAGTCTTTCTGATAGTCGAAACAGCCATCAATGAAGGCCTCGCGCAGCAGTTCGATCTGATCTTCGTCAATCTCGTTCTTAACGGCCTTTTTCTTCGGCTCGGCGTTGCGTTTCGCCAGATTCGGGTTGAGGTCGGTTTCAGTGCCGCCACCTTGAAAGCGCTGGATGCGCGCCTGCCGCTCCAACTGCCGGTGCAGCAAATCAATCTCTTTGAAGTCGCCCCCGCTCTTCCCCTCCTTGAGGATCAGTTGCACCAACCGCGCTTCCAGTGCCCCGCCGATGCGTTCGACGTTGTCAGCCCGGTCCCACTCATCGCGAGCCTTCCAGCTGTGTAGCGTTTTTTCCTTTTCGCCCGTAGCCTCGGCAATCTCGCAGATGCGCCAACCCATCCAGTAGAGAAACTTGGATTGGCGGCGAGGGTCGATGGGTAGCAGTGCGGTCGTAGTCATGGCCGCGATGCTGCCGCCCGCGACCGCGACTCAATAGCACCGCCCCTTGTAGCCCCCGCCCTTACAGTCCCGCCTCGTTGCCGCAACTCGCGCGCGTCACGACCATGCCCCTCATCGCAACGCACTGCTCAGCCAACAGCAGGCGCCCTACGCAATGAGGATTCCCGGCATGAAGAAATTTCGCAGCAACTGGTTCCGCGTCGCCGTCGAGGGCGCTACCTCAGACAAGCGCACCATCAAACGCAGCTGGCTGGAACAGGCTGCGAAGAACTTCAACCCGTCCACCTATGGTGCCCGCATTTGGCTGGAGCATTACCGCAGCGTGCTGCCCGACAGTCCGTTCAAGGCCTACGGCGACGTGCTGGCAGTGAAGACAGAAGAAGTGGACATGAACGGCCAGAAAAAACTGGCGCTGTTCGCCCAGGTCGAGCCGACGCCTGAACTGATCGCCATGAACAAGGCGAAGCAGAAGATTTACACCTCCATCGAAATTGACGACAGCTTCTCCGATACAGGAGAAGCGTACATCGTTGGCCTGGCGGTGACCGACTCGCCTGCCAGCCTGGGTACCGACGTCCTCGCGTTCTCCGCTCAAAAACCCGAAGCCAATCCGTTCAAGGATCGCCATTACTCACCGACCTCGATGTTCACCGAGGCGGTCGAAACCGAACTGACATTCGAAGAGATCGAGGAAAAGCCCAGCATCGGCGCCCAGCTTTTCAGCAAGGTGCAAAACCTGCTCAAGGGCAAACAGACCAAGGACGACAGCGAGTTTTCCCAGATCAGTGATGCCGTCGAAGCCGTCGCCGAACACGTCAAGGACCTGCCGGACCAACTGACCGCCGAGAAGAAATTCTCCGCAGGCCTGAGTACCCGACTGGATCAACTGAGCAAGGACTTCACCGAGTTGAAGACCAAGCTCTCCACCACCCAAGACCACAGCCAAAAGACGCGCCCTCCGGTAACCGGCGGCGATAACTCGGTCGTGACCGACTGCTGACAGTCAGCCCCCACCACAGCCCCGAATAACGAAGGACGATCACCATGCGTAACGACACACGAGTTCTGTTCAACGCTTACCTGCAACAGCTCGCCCAGTTGCACGGCGTAAGCGATGTCACCACTAAATTCACCGCAGCACCAAGCGTCGCACAGACGCTGGAAACCCGTATTCAGGAATCCAGCTCGTTCCTCAGTTCGATCAACATCTACGGCGTGTCCGAGCAGTCCGGCGAGAAGATCGGCATCGGCATCGACGGCACCATTGCCAGCACCACCGACACCACCGTGAAAGATCGCGAACCCCGTGACCCGAGCAGCCTGGACAATCGCGGGTACACCTGCACGCAAACCAACTTCGACACCGGCCTGCGTTACCAGAAGCTGGATCAGTGGGCGAAGTTCAAAGACTTCCAGGCGCGTATCCGCGACGCGATCATCAAAGCCCAAGCACTCAACCGGATCATGATCGGCTGGAACGGTACCAGCCGTGCCGCCACGTCGAACCCGGCTACCAACCCGCTGTTGCAGGACGTCAACATCGGCTGGTTGCAAAAAATGCGCACCGAAAACGAAGCCCGCGTTATGGCCGAGGTAGCGGCAGGCAGCGGCAAGATCGAAATCGGAGCCGGTAAGGACTTCGAAAACATCGACGCGCTGGTTGTCAGCATGGTCAACGAGTTCATCGACCCTTGGTATCAGGAAGACACCGATCTGGTGGTCATCTGCGGCCGTCAGCTGTTGGCCGACAAATACTTCCCGATCATCAACAAAACCCAGGCGCCGACTGAAATCCTGGCCGCCGACATCGTCACCAGCCAGAAACGTCTGGGCAATCTGCCGGCCGTGCGCGTGCCGCACTTCCCGCCCAACGGCCTGCTGGTCACTCGCCTCGATAACCTGTCGATCTATTGGCAGGAAGGCACCCGCCGCCGCACCGTCGTCGACAACGCCAAACGCGACCGCATCGAGAACTTCGAATCGGTTAACGAAAGCTATGTGATCGAAGACCTTGGCTGTGCAGCCATGGCCGAAAACATCACCTTGGCTTGAGGGCGGCGACCATGACCAATCCTTGCCGTCGTCATTTTCAACGCGTCACTGCCGCCAAGGAGGCGGCAGCCGTTGAACCTACCCAAACCATGGCCGGCGCCACGGCCTACGAACATCAGTTGAACCAGCTGCTGCAAGACCGCCTGCGTCTGAAACTGGTGCAATCGAACCAGGGCAAGGCCGAACTCAAGCGTCAGCTGCTGCCCGAATACATCCCCTACGTGCAAGGCGTGCTGGACGCTGGCCAAGGTGCCCAAGACGAAGTGCTGACCACCATCATGGTTTGGCGCTTCGATGCCGGCGACTTCAGCGGTGGCCTCGACATCGCCCAGTACGTGCTGCAACACAAGATGGTCATGCCTGACCGCTTCGCCCGCACGCTCGGCTGTCTGGTCGCCGAAGAAGTCGCGACCGCCGCGTTCAAGGCGCAGAAGGTGGGCGAGTCGTTCGACCTGGCCATCCTGCATCGCACTGCCGAACTGACCGACGCCGAGGACATGCCCGATCAGGCACGCGCCAAGCTATTCCTCGCCATGGGCCGCGCAACGCTGGAAGGCATCACCGACGAGCGCCCCGGCCAACCCGGCCAAGTGCAAGCCGGTATCGACTTGCTGAAAAAAGCCATCGACCTGCACGACGCGTGCGGTGGCAAAAAGGATCTGGAGCGGGCCGAACGCCTGCTCAACAAACTCGCTGCTTCTGGCAGCTAACCGAGCGTCCCCACGCACCCCGCCGGCTCGGGGCGGATCGGCCAGGCCGCTCCTCCTGAACGTGAAGCCCCGACCACCGGCGACCTACAACAGAGCGCAGATTCATGAGCGGATTCGTAGCGGGCGGCAGCACTACTCCGGCCTCCAGCGGCCACATCAACACCGACCCCTTCTGGCCGTCGATCGACCTCGATGACGTGCGCGGCACTTTACGCATCGACTCCAGCGTCACGCCGATCCGTCTGGAAACCGCGACCATCGCCGCCGCCATTGCCTTGAATCGTGAGTTCGCCGCATGGCGCCGCACCAAGCAGGCCGAAGGCTATGCCACCCTCGCAGTAGTACCGGCCGAACAAATCGAGGACAAATCTGAACTCGTTCACCTCTATCAGCGGGCGATCTACGCCGCGACCGGTGCGGAGATCTGCGAGCGCTACCGCTCCTACGACAGCACCAACAGCGGCAACCAGAACGCCGAAGAACTGACACCAAGCATCGACGAATTGCGCCGCGACCAGCGCTGGGCCGTGCGCGACTTCCTCGGCCTCGGCCGCACCACCGTGGAGTTGATTTGATGGCCACCGGCATTCGCGCCCAGCAGCACGACACCGTCGACGCACTTTGCTGGCGTCACTACGGCCGCACCGCCGGCGTGACCGAGGCCGTGCTTGGAGCCAACCCAGGGCTGGCCGACCACGGCCCGACCTTGCCGCAAGGCCTTCTGGTGCAAATGCCGGAAGCCCAAGCCGCCGCCCCGCAACGGCAGATGGTGAATCTATGGGACTGAACCGCCCGCACCGCGCCCTTGAACCCAACCACTCTGGATCATGGAATGAAACGCATGCCTGACCGTCCCGACACCTGGGCCTGGCTCGCCGCCTGGCTCGAACAGAACTGGCCCGCCATCTACTCCGGCCTGCTGGCAGTGGTCATCGCGAGCCTTCGTGTGATCTATGGCGGCGGCACCGTGCGCCGCATGGTGATCGAGGCTCCCCTATGCGGCGCGCTGGCGCTTTCCGCCAGTCATGGGCTGTCGCTGCTGGGGATTCCGGCTACTACCGCGCCTTTCTTCGGCGGCGTGATCGGACTGCTCGGCGTCGAGGGCACTCGCGCGGCCGCCAAGAAGATTTTCAACCGCAAGGTAGAGCAACTATGACCACACTTCGCCACGGTGACCGCTCGCAAGCGGTGAGCAATCTGCAAAAGAGCCTCAACCAACACGGCGCAAAACTGGACGTCGATGGCGATTATGGCGATGCCACGGAGAACGCCGTGCGCGCCTATCAACTCAAGGTTGGTTTGGTAGCCGATGGCGTCGCAGGCAACAAGACACTTGGCGCGCTCGCTGGCACCGACTGCCAGCAGTTGCTGAAGAACACCGACCTGGTCAACGCTGCCGAACGTCTCGGCGTGCCGCTGGCCAGCGTCTACGCGGTCAATGAAGTTGAGTCGAAAGGAGCCGGCTTCCTCGACAACGGCAAACCGGTGATCTTGTTCGAACGGCACATCATGTATCGCCAACTGGCGAAGGCTCGCCACGAAGGTGACGATCCGGTCGCGCTCAAACGCCACGCTGATCAGTTAGCCGCAGCCAACCCGGCCATCGTCAATCCGAAATCCGGTGGCTATGCCGGCGGCAGCGCCGAACACCAGCGCCTGGCCACCGCTCGCTTGATCGACGACACCGCCGCGCTGGAATCCGCATCGTGGGGCGCGTTCCAGATCATGGGCTTTCACTGGCAGCGCCTGGGCTACAGCAGCGTGCAGGACTTCGTGGTCGCCATAAGCGCGGGCGAGTCGCAACAGTTCGATGCGTTCGTCCGGTTCATCGAAACCGATCCGGTGCTACACAAGGCGCTGAAGGGCCGTAAATGGGCCGAGTTCGCCAAGCTCTACAACGGACCGGACTACCAGCGAAACCTGTACGACATCAAACTTCAGCGCGCCTACGAACGGCACGACGACTGCGGTTGCGGGCAGGCGGTGGCGGCATGATCGACTTCGACGCGGTGCAGCGGCTGAATGTCCAAGACGGTGATCTGCTGGTAGTGCCAGAGAACAGCGATCAGCAGGACATGGTGCAGCTGCGCGACGCGCTCTGCATCCAGAACCCGCAGCGCAAAGTCATCATCATTCGCGGCCCGATCCAGCACATGGACGTCGGCGACATGAATCAGCTTGGCTGGTACCGGGCGTGAGTACCTTGCGGCAGGCCTTGCTCGGCATTGCATTGCTTGCAGCGGTGGGGCTGCTGATCTGGAGCCAGGAGCTGCGCATCAGCGGGGCGAACAAGGACACGCAACTGGCCGAGCAAGACGCCAGCCGCGCACGAGAACAAGCCGAACGCAACTTCGCCAATGCCAACGCGTTGCGCGACACCCTGCAACAAGAACGCAACGCCCAGACCACCCTGCGCACGCAACAGGATCAATTGCGCCAAGGCTTGGCAAAGCGCGAACTCACCATTGAGGCTCTGAAACGTGAAAACGCCGATCTACGCAATTGGGCTGCCCAGCTTTTGCCTGATGCTGCTCGCCGGCTGCGCGAGCGCCCCGCCCTCACCGGCGCCGACGCTTATCGTCAGTGGCTGTCCGGCCGTGGTGCCGTGCACGCTACCAGCAACCAGACCGCGCAATAACGGTGATCAACTCACCGATCAGGATCGCGTCGAGGCCGCATGGGCGGACTGTGCAAGCCAAATCGACATGGTTTACCAGCACCAGCAGGCCCGGCCATGAACAAGCCCGACAGCCTGAAAGCTCACCTGCTCGCCACCGTGGCCGAACTCAAGCACAACCCTGACCGGCTGCTGATCTTCATCGACAACGGCAAGATCCGCTGCACCGCTGCGCAAACGCTGTCGTTCGAATACAGCTTCGACCTGCAGGTCATCCTCACCGACTTCGCCGGCCACCCCGACAGCGTCATGCTGCCGCTGCTCGGCTGGCTGAGCGTCCATCAGTCCGAGTTGCTGGAGAACCTGAGCAAAGCCGCAGACGGTATCCAATTCGAGGCTGACATTCTCGACAACAGCAAAGTGGATATGAGCCTGACTCTGCCGCTGACCGAGCGTGTGGTGGTGGGAAAGGATGACCAGGGCAACACCACCGTTCGACATCCCGGCGAACCTCAACGGGCTGCTGATTTTCTTGATCCGAACTGGATACCAGGTGCACAGGGTACTGGGAGCGAATGGGTGCTGCCGAAATGACAAACCGACTGGAAGCGCTGGAAGATTGGGCGGCGGGATTGCTTGGGCAGCTTGAGCCGGCATCGCGCAACAAGCTGGCCCGCAGTCTCGGTAAGGCGTTGCGTCTTAGCCAACAACAGCGAATCATGGCCCAGCAGAATCCAAACGGAAGCAAATACGCACCGCGAAAGCAGCGCAATTTGCGCGGCAAACAGGGAAGAATGAAGCGAAAGGTCAAAATGTTTCAGAAGTTACGTACAGCTAGGTTTTTGAGAGTGCAGGGTGATAGAAGCACTGTCAGTGTCGGATTCACAGGGCGAATCGCGCGTATCGCAAAGGTTCATCAATATGGTTTGATTGATCGCGCTGAGCGCGGAGCGCCAAACACTGTCTACGATCAACGAGAACTACTAGGGTTTACTGACGCGGATCTGGATTCGATTAAAGACCATCTACTAAACTACCTGATACAGTAACTCCGCATCAACCGTCCAACAAAACAAACCACAAAACAAAATCCACTAAAAACGATGGTAAGCCGTATGGAAGAATCCATAGCTTCAGGAAGAAAATTCGAAAAACTCGTTGAAAAAATACTCAAAAATTTCGGCTTCAAAATACTTCAGTCCGACTCCAGCTATATAGATTTATTAATTCAAAAGGATGATATAACTTGGGCAGTAGAGACAAAATATTACAAAACACAGAGAGCACAATTAAAGCTACTCACTAATGCCGCAAGACAGATTCAATTTGCACGGGAGAAACACCCGAGCGCTAAAGGAATGCTAATCGCCTCCTGCACCTTTACAAACGAGCAAAAAATACAACTAACAAGAACATACGATCTGTTCATAGTAGATCGACAGCTACTTCTGCACTTCGCATCATCATCGCCGTCTCTTACTGAGGAGTTATATGCTCTATTAGAAATAGGTACAAATGACCTCTCAGTTTCAATTGAAGATTTCTACAACTCAAAAAGCGACCAGAAAACCGCTAACGATGAAAAACCTGATTTCAGCACCGATGCCCAAGAGGTAACAAAACTTCTTACGCCTCCAACCGCCAACCCAAAATCAACAGAGCCACTAGACAACACCGGATCTAGACTGTGCAAAGAACTCCATAATCTTTCTTCTGGAAGCATCGACTGGAGCCAGTATGAAAAACTTTGCGAAAAAATACTGAAGTATCTTTTCAACGATCACCTATCTGGCTGGAGCAAACAAAAAAGAACAGATGATGAGCTTAATCGCTTTGACTATGTCTGTCGCATCAAGCCCTCTACCGAGTTCTGGAACTTCGTCATCCAGCAAATGCACAGCAGATATATCATCTTCGAATTCAAAAACTACAAAGAACAAATAAAACAAGGGCAAGTCCTCACCACAGAGAAATATTTATTAGAAAAAGCGTTGAGACGTGTAGCAATAATGCTCACTCGAAAAGGCGCACACGAAAGTGCAATTAAGATGACCCAAGGAGCAATGAGAGAAAGCGGAAAACTGATACTGATTTTGAAAGACGAAGACATCTGTAAAATGCTTCGCATGAAAGAAAATGGAAGCGACCCAACAGACCTTTTATTTGAAATGACTGACGATTTTTTACTATCCTTGCCCCGTTGAACGAACGAAAAAAATAGGATATCTAATACTGTAGACTCAACAGATACAAAGCTACGAGACTGCACCTACCAACGCATGGCGCCAAACTTGGCGCCATGAACGACCTAGCCACCCTCTCCCGCCTGATCGAAAACCTCATCCGCCTCGGCACCATAGCTGCCGTCCAGATGAAGCCCCCGCGCGTACAGGTAAAAACCGGAACCCTAACCACCGGCTGGCTCCCATGGGTCGCCGCCCGAGCCGGCGCCGACCGCGAATGGAACCCGCCCACCGAAGGCGAGCAGGTCATACTCTTCAGCCCATCCGGCCAGCTCGGCAACGGCATAGTCCTGACCGGCCTGTTCAGCGACAACATCCCGGCCAACGGCGACCGCGAAGGCCTGCACCGCTGCACCTACCGCGACGGCACCGTCATCGAGTACGACAGCGTTGCGCACCACCTCAACGCCACTTTGGCCGAGGGCGGTACCACCAACCTGATGAGCACGGGCGGCATCCACATCGTCGGCCCGATCACCCATGAGGGCGACTACACCCAGACCGGAAACCAGAACGTCACTGGCAAAGTCACCGTGTCCGTGGACGTGATCGCAGCCAACATCAGTCTGGTTAACCACCCGCACGGCGGCGTTATGGCCGGTGGTGCGAAAACAGGAAAACCGGAATGAACCGAGAAACCGGCGCAGCCCTCGGCCTGGTCGACCACATCGCCCAGTCCATCACCGACATCCTGACCACGCGCATCGGCACCCGCGTCATGCGCCGCGAATACGGCAGCCTGCTCCCCGAGCTGGTGGATCAGCCGTTCAACGACTTCACCCGCTTGCAGGTATACGCCGCCACGGTCATGGCCCTGATGCGCTGGGAAACCCGCATCAGCCTCAGCCGTATCCAGTTCATCGGCGCGAACCTTCAGGGCCAGGCGTCGCTGGACCTTGAAGGCACCATCGTGGACAGCAACCAACCGCTGAGTCTGAGTGTGCCGCTGAACTTGGGGGGAGGCGCATGAACACCTTCATCGCCATTGACCTCGGCCAGCTTCCGGCGCCGCAAGTCGTCGAACAGATCGACTACGAACTGATCCTCGCGGAGCGAAAGGCATTTGCCATCAGCCTCTGGCCAACCCAGCAACAGGCCGAGATTGCTGCTCGTCTCAGCATGGAGTCCGAACCACTGACCAAATTGCTCGAGGAAAATGCCTACCGCGAAACCGTTTGGCGGCAGCGCGTCAATGAGGCGTCAGTTGCCAACATGCTCGCGTTGGCCAAGGGCACCGACCTCGAACAGCTCGCAGCCAATTTCAACGTCAAGCGCCTGGTCATTCAGGCCGCGAACCCTACGGCAGTGCCACCACTGCCGAAGCTCATGGAAAGCGACGACAGCCTACGCGAACGTGCGCAAATGGCATGGGAAGGCCTCAGCACCGCCGGCCCGCGCAACAGTTACATCTTTCACGCCCGGTCCGCTGACGGACAGGTCGCCGACGCCACCGCCGAAAGCCCGGCGCCGGCCGAAGCCGTGGTCACCGTGCAATCCGTTCTGGGCGACGGTACCGCATCGCAGGCACTGCTCGACAAGGTCAGGGCCTTCCTCAGTGATGACGACCGCCGGCCCGTCGCGGATCGACTTACCGTCTTGGGCGCCGAGATCATCAATTACCAGGTCAAGGCCAAGATCTACCCCCTGAGCAGTGGCCCGGAAACTGAATTGGTCCTCGCCGCAGCCGAAGCCCAGTTGCTCCAGTTCGTGCATCAACGACGACGCCTGGCACTGGAGGTTTCCGAATCCATCGTGCATGCCGCGCTGCACGTCGAGGGCGTCCGCAAAGTCGTGCTGCAGGACTGGGTCGATATCGTCGCCACCAAGTCTCAGGCGCCGTATTGCACCCATGTTCAACTGACGTTGGGGGTCGAGTGATGGCTTACCAACCGCTGCTGCCAGGCAACTCCACACCCTTGGAGCGCCATGCTGCGCAGGCCTTGGAGCAGATTCAGCGCGTACCGATCCCCTTGCGCACGCTCTACAACCCGGACAAATGCCCTCTGTCGCTACTGCCCTATTTGGCGTGGGCTTTTTCCGTGGATCGCTGGGACAGCAAATGGTCAGAAGCCGCCAAGCGCGCCGCCTGCCGAGCTGCGTACTACGTTCACTCACACAAAGGCACCATCGGCGCCCTTCGACGCGTGGTGGAACCGCTCGGTTACCTGATCGAGGTCGCGGAGTGGTGGCAGACCGTCCCACCCGGTACACCCGGCACATTCGCATTGCGCATCGGCGTCCTCGACTCCGGCATCACGGAAGAGATGTACCAGGAACTGGTCTGGCTGATCGACGACGCCAAACCCCTTACCCGGCACCTGACCGGTCTCGACATCGTGCTTGAAACCAAACTCGACGCGTTCGTTGGTTTCGCTGTTTACGACGGCGATGAAATCGACGTGTATCCCTGGAACAACCCGGACATTGATGTCGCGATCCGGGGCTACAGCGGCGTGAGCCTTTACACCCTCGACGAATTGGATGTGTACCCCCATGGTTGATCAGAACTCTATTTTCGGCGGCATGCTGACGACGCAGGGCGCCGCCAAGAAAACCAACTGCGACGCCCTCGGCATTCCGTGGGAGCCGAGCCACATGCTGATTGGCGATGCCAACGGCACCGACCCGGTTCCCAGTCCCTCGCAGACAAAGCTGATCAATCAGCGGTACCGCGCTCAGCTGAACCAGCTGTTCGTTTCGCCTACTGATGACAACGTCCTGATCGCCGAGCTGGTATTGCCACCCGACGTTGGCGGTTGGTGGATGCGCGAACTGGCTCTCGAAGACAAGGACGGCGTGTTCTCCGCCGTTGCCAACATGGCGCCGAGCTATAAACCTTTGCTCGCCCAAGGCTCCGGCCGCAACCAGGTGGTGCGGATGCACATCATCACCAGCGGCACGTCAAACATTCAGCTAAAGATTGACCCTTCGGTGGTGTTAGCCACCCGAAAATACGTGGACGACTCCGTAAAAACAGCTCTAACTACGGACAAACAGGCTGGGCAATTCACGCGAGTCAAAATCGACAACAGAGGGATTGTCCAGTCGGGAGATAACCCGGACACATTGGCTGGAATGGGTATCAAGGATACCTATACCGCGGCTGAAGTAGATGCGCTGATTGCAAAGGCTACAGCCATGCCCGTGGGCACCGTGGTGGCGTTCCCGGTTAACAAAATGCCGGCCGGTTTTCTTGAACTTGATGGCAGCGTTCAGACCATCGCGGCATACCCGGATCTGTCCACGTTCCTCGGTACGGCATTCAACAAGGGCAACGAGGGGGCAAGCAAATTCCGCTTACCAGATCTGCGCGCTGAGTTTCTACGCGGCTGGGATCATGGCCGGGGTATTGATACGGGGCGGGCGATTGGTAGCACGCAGCTAGGTACGCTTGCTGTCTTTGACACCAACTATACGGGCGGTGCATCGGTCGACATTGTGCGCGGTTCTTCGGTCGAGGCGCAGGCGGATCTTTACAAGGACACGGACTATCCCGGTGTTGGGATCACATACACGACAGCAGGCGTCGCCTATAGCCAATACCCGTCTGGCGGCGGTGTAACCCGCCCGCGCAACGTCGCGGTGATGTGGTGCATTAAGGCGTGGAGCTCGCCGGTTAATCAGGGCGTGATTGACGTCGGTGTTCTGGCCGATGAAGTTCGCAAGGCTACCGGGCGTCTCATCGGGACGCGTCGAATTCGCGCCACGCAGGTTTATTACTCCACACCTGGAACCAACAAAATCAGGGTGAAAGGCCAAGGGGCAGGCGCCGCCGGCGGCGGCGCTGCTTCAACCTCGTCTAGTCAGGTTTCCGCTGGTTGCGGCGGAGGTGCGGGAGCGCCGTTTGATACATGGATCACCAGCGGCTTCGATGGCGTGCTGGTGACGATTGGCAAGGGGGGTATCGGTGTGCTGGTCGCCCAAGGTGGAAACGGTGGGGCTACTTCATTCGGTTCTTTGGTGACCGGTCCAGGCGGGATTGGAGGCGGTCTGTCCGCAAATGTCGCGCCGCCGCTGTACCTCGGCTCCACCCCCAATTCGCAACCAGCAGTCGGCGCTACCGTTAACAATGGAACCGGTAAGGGTGGTGGCGGCGTCATTGCACCCAAGCTGGATTTTGTAGTGTCTGGCGAGGGAGGGGCTAGCGAAATGGGACCGGGTGGCAACCCTATCGGAACAAGCCAGCCCGGCAATGACGCGACTAATCCAGGTTCGGGTGGTGGTGGCGCTGTGGCGCTTCCATCGTGCCCGACGCATCTGCGTGGCGGGCATGGCGCCGATGGCTGGGTCGATATTGAGGAGTGGACATGAGTATTTATGCGCGGATCTACGGCGATCAGGTATTCGAGCTGGCCAAGGTGGATGGGGATATCTCGAAAGCCTATCACCCATCTACGGTCTGGGTTTGTATGGACGGCATCGAACCTGCGCCCAGGGTGGGCTGGTGTGCGATCGAAAGCGACGGCTCTTGGCATTTTTCGCCGCCAGGCTCGCCGGTCATAACCCCCGAGCAACAGGCCGAAGTTGTCGCCGCCGAACGATTCAGGCGTGAGGGCACGGGAGTCATCGTCGAGGGGCTGGCCATCGAGACGACCCGCGACAGCCAGGCGCTGATTGCCAGTACCGGGTTATCTGCTGTGCTCGATCCTGAATACCGCTGCAACTTCAAGACGGTGACCGGTTTTGTCGAGATCGGATCGGTGCAAATTATTGCAATCGCCAAGGCGGTGCGAGCGCACGTTCAGGCTTGCTTTGACCGTGAGCTGGCATTGCTGCGCGCAATCGAGGCCGGCGAATACCAGGATGAAATGCTGTACGAAGGTTGGCCAGACTCCACAACACCTGCCGTCGAATCGTAACCCACCCCATTCCCCTGAGGCGCTACCCTGTAGCGCCCCTCTCTACAACTCCCCGCCCTCGCCCATTCGGCGCGCGCGCGGCAGCCTGTGCAGCGTCATCCCATTTACTGCGCAGGCAAAACCATGGCCGATTATCTTCACGGCGTGCGGGTGCTCGAACTCAACGACGGCACCCGCCCTATTCGCACCATCCCCACCGCTGTCATCGGCATGGTCTGCACGGCCGACGACGCCGACGCGACTGCATTCCCAATCGACACGCCCGTATTGCTCACCAATGTGCAGACGGCCATCGGCAAGGCCGGCGTTAAAGGCACCCTCGCCGCCAGCCTGCAAGCCATCGCAGGTCAGACACGTCCATACACCATTGTCGTGCGCGTCAAAGAAGGCGCCACCGAAGCGGAAACCATCAGCGCGCTGATCGGCACCACCACCGCAGACGGCAAGTACACCGGCATGAAGGCCCTGCTCGCTGCCAAGGCCAAAGTCGGCATGGTGCCGCGCATCCTTGGTGTGCCAGGCCTCGACAGTCAGCCGGTGGCCACCGCGCTGGTCAGCATCGGCCAACAGTTGCGCGCCTTCTGCTACGTCAGTGCCTGGGACTGCAAGACCAAGGAAGAAGCGGTTGCCTACCGCGAAAACTTCGGTGCCCGAGAAGCCATGGTGATCTGGCCAGACTTCCAGAACTGGGACACCGCCACCAACGCTACGATGAAGGCATCGGCCGTTGCCCATGCCCTCGGCTTACGCGCCAAAATTGACCAGGAAGTGGGCTGGCACAAAACTCTGTCCAACGTCGCCGTCAACGGCGTCACCGGCATCAGCGCCGACGTGTTCTGGGATCTGCAAAACCCCGCCACCGATGCCAATTACCTTAACGGCAACGAAGTCACCACGTTGATCAACGAGGGCGGCTTCCGCTTCTGGGGCAGTCGCACGTGCAGCGACGATCCCCTGTTTGCGTTCGAGAACTACACCCGCACCGCACAGATCCTCGCCGACACCATGGCCGAAGCGCAGATGTGGGCCGTGGACAAGCCCATGCACCCGTCCCTGGTGCGCGACATGATCGAGAGCATCAAGGCCAAATTCCGCGAAATGGTCGGCAGCGGCTACCTGATAGGCGGCGACTGCTGGTACCCGGAAGAGATCAACGACAAGGACACGCTCAAGGCCGGCAAGCTCTACCTCGATTACGACTACACGCCCGTGCCGCCGCTGGAAGACCTGACTCTTCGCCAGCGCATCACCGACCGCTACCTGATCCAGTTCGCCAGCAAAGTGAACGCCTGAATCGGCGCTCCCCTGCGGGGGAGTCCGTACCCCGGAGACCAACGCCATGGCCATGCCTCGCAAACTCAAAAACATGAACCTGTTCAACGACGGCAACACCTACCAGGGCGTTGCCAAAAGCGTCACCCCGCCGCCGCTCGGACGCAAGATGGAAAGCTATCGCGGCGGCGGTATGAACGGCCCGGTCAAGGCTGACCTCGGCTTCTCGGATGACGGAATCCAGTTCGAATGGAAAACCGGTGGGCTGGATCTGATCGCGCTCAAGCAGTTCGGCAGCGTCAACGCGTCCGGTGTGCAACTGCGCTTCGCCGGCTCGTTCCAGCAGGACGACACCGGTGAAGTAAGCGCCGTGGAAATCATCGTGCGCGGCCGTCACGAAACCATCGAGATGGGCGACGCGGCACCTGGTGAAGACACCGAACACAGCATCACCACCACCTGCAGCTACTACAAGCTGATCGTCGACAACGAAGACATCATCGAGATCGACCTGCTCAACTTCATCGAGAAGGTCAACGGCGTGGACATGCTGGAGAAACAGCGCTCCGCAATCGGCCTTTGAACCACTCCCTAAATCCATTACCTGGAGCAGCACATGAACACCGAAGAAACCAATACCGAAGCCCTGCCGGCAGTAGATGACAATACCGTCGTCCTCGATACCGCGATCCTGCGCGGCAAGAATCAAATCGACAGCCTCACCCTGCGCAAGCCCTGTTCCGGTGAGCTGCGCGGCGTTCACCTGGTGGACCTGCTGAACCTCGACGTCGCCGCCCTGCTCAAGGTATTGCCGCGCATCACTTCGCCAAGCATCACCGCCACCGAAGCCGCCGGCATGGACCCGGCCGACCTGCTCGCCTGTGGCAACAAGGTCGCGCATTTTTTGTTGCAGAAGTCGGTGAGGACGGACGCCTCCCTCGTTGCGTAGAGGACGCCATGGCCGATCTGGCCGTGGTTTTTCACTGGGCGCCGGCTGATATGGACCAACTGGGCCTGCAAGAACTGATGGACTGGCGCGAGCGCGCCAGGGTGCGGAGTTCCACCGATGGCGAATGACTTAAAACTTCAGGTACTGCTCAACGCGATTGACCGGGCGAGCGGCCCCCTGAAGGCCATCGACAAGGGCAGCATCGGCGCTGCCCGCGCACTCAAGGACGCCCGCGACCGCCTCAAGGAACTCAACGCTCAGCAGAAAGACGTCAGCGCTTGGCGAACCCAGCGCGCCGCCGCTGAGCAGACCGAAACCGCCCTCACCTCAGCCCGCGACAAAGTGCGTGCGCTCAGTCAGCAGTTTGCCGCCACAGGCGTTCCGACCAAGGCCATGGCCAAGGATTTCCGCACGGCCGTGCGTGAGGCTCAGCGGCTCAAGGAACAGCACCAGCAGCAGTCCGAACAGTTGCAGACATTGCGTTCGAAGCTGTACAGCGCAGGGATCAGCACCAAAGACCTCGGCACCCACGAACGCCAGCTGCGCGAGCAGATCGGCGCCACCAACAACACGATCAGCGAACAGGGCAAGCGACTGGTCGCGCTGAATGCCCAGCAAAAACGCATGGCCGCCGAACGCGCCAAACTGGCGAAGACGCAAAGCCTTGCGAGTGACATGGCGGTCAACGGTGCCGCCGGGATGGGCGTGGGTTACGCGGCGAGCCGCCCGCTGGCCAAAGCCGTGGGCGCATTTGCACCGAACGAAGACTCAGCCACGCAACTGAAAGTGTCCATGATGGACAACACCGGCAAGGTGGCCGAGGACTTCCAAAAGATCACCGACCTCGCCACCAAACTGGGCGACCGCTTGCCTGGTACCACCGCCGATTTTCAAGAAATGATGACCATGCTGCGGCGCCAGGGCCTCAGCGCGCAAAGCATCCTCGGCGGTACCGGCGAAGCCGCCGCGTACCTAGGCGTGCAGTTGAAAATGCCGGTGGCCGAAGCCGCCGAGTTCGCCGCCAAGATGCAGGACGCCACGCGCACGTCCGAGAAGGACATGATGGCGCTGATGGACACCATTCAGCGCGGGTTCTACTCCGGTGTCGATTCAACCAACATGCTGCAGGGCTTCAGCAAGATCGCCCCGGTGACGGACACCATCAAGAAATCCGGTATTGAGGCTGCCAACGAACTGGCCCCGTTGCTGATCATGATGGATCAGGCCGGCATGGAAGGCGGCGCCGCAGGTAACGCATTCCGCAAAATCTTTCAGGCGGGCTTGAACAAGGACAAGGTCGACGACGTCAACAAGATCCGCCAACTCAAGGGCCAGAAGATTCAATTCAGCTTCACCAACAAGGAAGGCAACTTCGCCGGGCTGGAGAACCTGTTCGCCCAGGTCGAAAAGCTCAAGGGGCTGAACGACGAAGACCGTACCGAGACCATCAAGGACTTGTTCGGTGATGACTCGGAAACCATGACCACCCTGAACACGATGATGAACAAGGGGCTGGCGGGTTACAAAGAGGTGCAGCAGAAGCTCCAGAATCAGGCCGACCTGCGTACGCGGGTCAATGAGCAACTTAGCACCTTGACCAATGTGATGGAAGCCGCCGAAGGCAGCTTCACCAACGCCATGGCCGAGTTCGGTGCCGCCGTCGCGCCGGAGCTGAAAGAGCTGATCAACACTCTCGGTGAAGTCGCCAACAACGTCGGCGCTTGGGCGCGGGAAAACCCAAAACTCGCCGGCGGCCTGGTCAAAGTCGTTGCGCTGGTTGCCGGTCTGTCGTTCGTGTTCGGTGGTTTGGCCATCGGCATGGCCAGCCTGCTCGGCCCGTTTGCCGTGATTCGTTACGGCATGGCAATGTTCGGCATGCAGGGTGGTGGCACGCTGAGAATTATGCAAAAGCTCGCCCCGACCATCACCGGTCTGGCCCGCAATGCACTCCCTATGCTGGGCCAAGGCCTTCGCACGCTGGCCAGCACACTCAGCGGCGCACTGGTAACCGCCCTGCGAACCGTCAGCATTGCCCTGTGGGGCCTCGCCACCAACCCGGTGGCGCTGGCCATCGGTGCCGTCGTTGCCGTGCTCGCCGGTGCGGCTTACCTGATCTACAGCAACTGGGACGCGGTGAAACTCTACTTCAGCAACGCCTGGACTGAGATCAAAGCCGGCTTCAGTGGCGGCATCGGCGGCATCCTCAACACGCTCGCCAACTTCAGCCCCATCGGCCTGATCTACCAGGCCTTCGCTGGCGTACTGAGCTACCTCGGCGTGGATCTGCCGAGCCGCTTTACCGAGTTCGGCAACATGTTGGTCAACGGTCTGGTCAACGGACTGCTCGCTGGGTTAGGGCAAATCACGAGTGCCGTCAGTTCTATTGCTGATTCGGCCATCAACATGTTCAAGGAAAAGCTCGGTATCCACAGCCCGTCTCGCGTGTTCACCGCGCTCGGCGGCTTCACCATGGCCGGGCTGACCCAAGGTCTGCAAGGTGGCCAGGATGGCCCGCTGGGCGCCATCACCGACATGGGTAAACAAGTCGTGTCTGCCGGGCAACGTGCGCTCGGCACCGTGGCTGGCCCGCTCGGCGCCATTGGGCTGCCGCAGTTGCCGACCGGCGCCGCCGCATCCTCTTCAGTGTCGATCGACAATCGCGCGCCCATCAGCCCGGCGCCGGCCGCTGCCTACGACAGCCACGACAGCTACGAAATCAACATCCACACCACGCCCGGCATGGATGAGCGCGCCATCGCCCGCGCCGTGCGCGCCGAGCTGGCCCGCGTCTCCAGCGAAAAGAGCGCCCGCCAGCGCAGCAAACTGTCCGACCTGGAGTAACCCCCCATGATGCTTGCACTGGGCATGTTCGTTTTCAGCCTCTCCACCGCCGCCTACCAGGAACTGCAACGCCAAACCGAATGGCGCCACGCCAGCAGCAATCGCGTCGGCGCCGCGCCGGCCCGCCAGTTCGTCGGCCGTGGTGATGACTCCATTACCCTGCCCGGCATCATCCTGCCGGAACTCGCCGGCAGCGCCCTGAGCCTCGACGCCTTGCGCTTGATGGCCAACACCGGCAAGGCATGGCCAATGGTCGAAGGCAGCGGCCGCATCTACGGCCTATGGATCATCGAAAGCCTGAGCGAGACCAAGACAATCTTCTTCCGCGACGGCACACCGCGCCGCATCGAATTCACCCTCAGCCTCAAGCGCATCGATGACGACCGCATCGACCTAATCGGCGCCGGTACCAGCGCTGGCGTCAGCATCATGAGGGCGCTGCTGTGATCGATGCCCCCCTCTCCCGCGTCACCGGTTTTCTGGACAAGACCATCGAGCGCTATAAACGCGAGGCGGCTTACCCGGTGCCAGCGTTCCGTATCACCGTGGACGGCAACGACATCGCCCAACTGATCAGCCCGCGCCTGATGAGCCTCGACCTGACCGACAATCGCGGCATCGAGGCCGATCAACTGAGCATCACCCTCAGCGACCACGACGGACTGCTCGCCATCCCGCGAAAAGGCGCGGTGGTTCAGTTGTGGCTCGGCTGGAGTGATACCGGACTGGTCGACAAGGGCACTTACACCGTCGATGAAACCGAGCATTCGGGCGCGCCCGACGTGCTGAGTATCCGTGCCCGATCCGCAGATCTGCGCAAAGGCCTGAAAACCAAACGCGAGCGTAGCTGGAGCAACACCACGCTCGGTGACGTGTTGGGCGATATCGCCCTAGGCAACGGTCTGACCGCCACCATCGCCGGCGCGCTCGACGGTTTGCCTATCCTGCAACTGGACCAGGCCAGCGAGTCCGACGCCAACCTGATCAGCCGTGTCGGCGAAGAGTTCGACGCCGTGGTCACAGTCAAAGCCGGTTGCCTGTTGTGCCTGCCCGCCGGCGGTGGCAAGACCGCCAGCGGCGCCGAGCTGCCCCACATCACGCTTACCCGCGCCGACGGCGACCAGCACCGCTACCTGCAAGCAGACCGAGATAGCTACGACGGCGTGCGCGCTTACTTCTACGATGTGAACAGCGCCAAGAAACAAGAAGCCATCGCCGGCGGTGGCGAAAACCTTAAGGATCTGCGGCACACCTACAGTGACCGACAGTCAGCCCTGCGCGCCGCGCGGGCCGAGTTCAATCGCCTACAACGTGGCAGCGCGACGCTCAGCTATACCCTGGCCATGGGCAGACCGGATCTGATACCTGAGTTGACCTATACGTTGGAAGGTGTGAAGCCTGAGATAGACGAAATCATTTGGTACGGCGGAAATGTGCAACACACGCTCAGCGCAGATAACGGTTACACCGTCAGCCTTGAGCTGGAGAGCAAGTTACCGGAGGACACTGTTGAGGATCTGGCGGAGGAGAACAAGGGAGACTTCACAGGGATCATTGCTCACTACCGCGACAAAAAAACCGGGCAAGAGAAAACAGTGACTGCTGGCGACCAGAGCAAACCTCGACGGTTGCGGTGGCTGTATGCATCAGAGAAGACAGCTAAGAGAGCGGTTAATCGAGAATTCCAACGGCTGCAAACAACCAAGGAAGAAAGCCCCACATGAAAGGGGCAAACCACATAGTCGTTATCCCGCAAACACAGAAATGATCGTCCCCCCACCGTCGCGATCAAAAGCTTGGCATTCAATGGCAAGCCCCTTCAGCTCAACTTTTGCAATCTCTCCGCTGTCGTTTAGCGCCTTCGTCCGACATTGCTCCGAAAACTTTGCAATATCGGACGCAGAGCGCCTTGAAACTAAGCTGCCAGCTCTACCGACCAGCTCATAGAATTGCTGGTCAGGCCTCGCACCGTCCCATGAAACCATGATGTTCGGCAATCCGAGTGCACAGCTTAAAGAGAGGGTGGTGTTTAAACCGTCACGATATTCGGTAGTCTGTTTGCCTTCGGTCTGCTTGACCAGTGTTAGATGGCGCTCCTGCTGAAGCTTTGCCAAGATTGTGTCGCAACGCTCGGCGAGCGCTCCGGTGGAAAACGTCAAAAGCGCCATGCTGATACTGATGCTGACCCAATACTCGCTTTTCATAAGCGTCCTCTTTCCATCGTTCTCTGATCGGTTTGACGCCGGATATTTTCACTCTTAGAAATTTTTTCATCACTCTATACTGCAAGCAGAAGAGACCACTCATCAAGGAAGCAGAATGACAGACCTAATTTCTACAGTTTCAACGGCCGTAAACCTTGCACTGCGGTTGAAAGACATCAGCAAAAATATTGAGAACGCTGAGTTTAAAGGAATTCTAGCCGATCTCAGCCTCGAGCTATCAGAGGTCAAGCTCAAGCTTGCAGACCTGCTATCAGAAAATGCGCAACTGAAAGAGAAAATCAGCTCATTAACCAGTGCCACCGGTGAGCGCTGCCCTAGCTGTAATAACAGAACCTATAAACTAGTATCCTCGAAACCAGACGCGACATTCGGCGCATTAGGAGCGAATTCACGTTTATATAAGTGTGACTCTTGCGATTTTTCCGAAACCGTCATTGTTTGAAGAAATGCCCGGCTGATAGCCGGGCATTTGCTTGCAATGGTCAATGAAAACTTCGCCTTCCTTTCATGCCTGTCCTTTTAACTCTTATTGCTGCTGCTTCTTGAGCTGCTCTTTCCGACGCTCCTGTGTCGCATCATGTGACGCTTTGGCGACATCCGTGAGTGTCCTATTAGCAGTGCCTACCATCGCTGCACCGATCATAAACACCACAATCTCACCAAAAAAACCTAGGTTTTGCAGCTGTAGTGGTTCATTCAAATTGGGCTGGGCAGCAATCTTCCAGAGGGACCCCAGCACTGGAAACTGAGTATTCGTGTAGATAGTGCCCACAAGGTTTTTTACCGTCACCCATCCATTGAGATCCGCCCATCCGTAAATCCCCAGAAGCAACGAGACCAAAACAAAAACAAAACCTACTACCGCAATGATCAGGCCTCGAACCGCTAGTTTTTTCGCCGCTTTGACTTCTTTTTCAACTTCCACAAATCTGACCTTTTCCGTGTGCCATTTCAATGGAGAACTCGTTGCAGGCCGCGTGGAATAGACGGTAAAGCCTCTTCAGATACGGCCCTGCAGAGTTCTCACTCCATAAAGTTTGTCGACTTATGCATCTGTTTCTTGAGCTGCACAGCGGAAGGACAAGCGCCTCCCGTGAACGTGCCTACAAACGTGAAAGCCCCGGAAAGCTACCGGAGCTACCTCGTGTAACGCCTTACTTCGTTGACTGCACAAGCGCCTCCATGATCCTCAGCACATCCTGCCGCTGCTGGTCATCCAGCTTCGCGAGAAGCTGCAAAAAAAGGTGCTCCAAAGGGGTAAGGTTTTCCATCGTGCGTACTCCATTTCCTTGTGATGGGCGGGGCGCCATTCGCAGCACCTGAACCGCCCGGGAGTCACCCATTCTCAGCACGTTTTTCTGTGCCACCAGCCCCGCTAAATCATTTGGGTCCGGACTGAATGGGTGTCGCCTTCCAGATGGCTACTCCCGTACCTATGCACCACGTTGGAAATGTAAGTAGCAGTTGCGCCGGGTTTTACAGTACCGGACGCGGTGGCAGGGTCATGTAGACACCGTTCTCACCCCATCCCTGCAAGTTCCCCTTTGCATCGACTACGTAGTACTCATTGAACATATTGTCTGGCTCATCCAGGCGCAGTCCACCATCAGCAAGCTTCTCTGCTCGATAGCTATATGTATTTTTCCCACCACTCGCAAAGATTTGGTCCATGGAATATTTGCCATCGCGTTTGTACAACACGACCAAATGACCAAGAGCACCGTCGCGCAACCAGGAACCCAGCCGATCTGGATACTCCTTCAGGTCCAGCCCCTTCAGAGTTTCATAGTCCTGCGCGCTAAGGCCGATGAGCGAGCTTTTGTAGTCGGGGTCAAAACTGGCATTGGCCCAGTAGGCCTTGTCGTTTTGGCCTTCGATCCTGAAGCCGATGAATGTCGTCTTGGGCTTCGACTTTGTATCGGCGCGAACGGACTTGGCTACTTCAGCCAGCTCCGCGTCACTTACACGCTTGGGTAAAACGACTTCAACTTTACGAGGTCGTCCCTCTTGGAAATCGTCTTTAGTGATCGTGTAAGCCTTGGTCGCAACACTCTGCGTTACCTTTTCGACAGGCTCGTCTTTGTTACCCCGAGAGCACATCGACACTGTCACTGCGATGATGATTACCAGAATGACAAACCCGCCGATCTTCTGGCCCAGGGTGACTCCCGGATCGGCAACGCCACAGCTGGGACAAACCTTCGCTGAAATATCTACTTTGTGTTTGCAAGACTTACAGGGCTTCAAAGCCATTCGAACCGCTCCTTTCTATATCCATGAAAAAGCCGGCCATCGTGGCCGGCGTGTTGCGCCTACACACCTGAACAGTCATTGCCCAGGTCAGTCGTTCTCTTTTTTCCCATCAATGCTCGCGGCTTTTGCAAAAGCCGAAACCATACGAAGCAGCACCTCTCGATCCAAGTCCGTGACGCGCTGATAGAACTCAAGAAATTTTGCCGTGTCGGGACTGATGCTTTCGACCGTCGTGGGCTTGCGCTCACCGGTCACCACATACAACACGTCGACTCCCTTCTCAGCCACTGCGGCTAGATAGGTCGCATCAGGGCTACGTTCGCCCTTCTCGTAGTTGTATTGGCTGTTTTTTGAGGCACCAGCCTTCGCTGCGAAATCGGTTTGATTGAAGCCCAACCGTTCGCGCTCTTCTTTCAGGCGATCACCAATTCCCACAAATGTCTCCATAGCGATTTGACATTCCCACAATCATGGGAAATACTTCGCCTGTCATCACACGAAATCACACGAAACGAGACTATGCCGAACGGATACCCCACGGAGCAAGCGTGCCAAGGCGCCCGCGAGCGCCTCGCGCATCAAGGTCTATCTGCCAAGGATTGGGCCGATCAACACAACCTCACGCCTTCTACGGTGTATGCCGTGCTGAACGGACAGAAGAAATGTCTGCGGGGTGAGTCTCATCGCGCCGCGGTACTGCTCGGTATCAAAGACGGCGTGATTGAAAACTAAGCCCGTTGGCTCAGGGAGGAAACCAGAAGATGAAACGCCCAGTTCTAGCCAACAGGAAAGACGTGGTCAGCGCAGTGATCGGTGCTTACCAAGGAGGCCGCATTTACGCAGCTGCCGACTTGGGAATGCCGCTCAAAAAATTCGACAACCAGGCCTATGAAAACGCCGGCAGCCGACCGCTGAGTGATGACCACATTCATCGCCTCGAACAGGTAGCAGGAACAACCTTCCTGCCGGATTACATCGCAGCCAAATACGGCGGAATGTTCGTCCCGCTGACAGCATCGGCGGATCTGGACAACGTCGAGTTGTACAACCGGTCAGTCAAAGCCGCCGCCAAGCGCGGGATGGTTGATCAGATCATTGCCAAAGCACTCGACGACGGTGTCATTGAGTCCTGCGAAGCCCAAGCAATCATCAACGCTCTGGTGCACTACATGTCCGCCCGCTACGCCGAAGTGCTGGCCACCATTCAACTGCACGGTCGGGGGATCGCTGGGTGAGTACATACAAACTGGTTTGCCCGCACTGCCTCGGCCGCATGCGTATCCGCACCAGCGAAGGCACACACATTTTCCTGCGAGTGGCCTATCTGCAATGCACCAACGAGGCCTGCGGCTGGTCGGTGCGTGCTGAGTTTGAGATGACTCACGAAATGAGTCCCAGCGGCATGGCCAATCCATCAGTGCGTTTGCCCATCGCTGACATCGCCTTGCGCCGCGCTGCGATGAAGACCGCCAACGATCAACCCGACCTGCTCGACCAAATGGAAATGGAGTGTGCGCAATGAACCACGATCAGTTGACCCACGATTACCGCAGCAGCATGCAGCGTGCCGCGTTCGCTTACCTGCAAAGGCACGAAGCGCAGTACCTGGTGGACTCGGACCTGCTCTATGAAAACTGCGTTCGTCACTTGGCCACGTCGCTGGAGGTTCCTGTTTTCATGGCGGAGCGACTGGTGCACAACGCTTGGACTGAATTGCAGGTGATCAATCAGCGCAAGTGGATAGGCGTGGACTGGGGCAACAGTCCCGGCTGCACGGTCGTGCACTTGATCGACACCCGTGCCGATCTGCGCTACCCGGTACCGGCGAGGCTGCTGCCGCAGACCCTGCTCGCCCAGCGCGATTCCGCGTACAAGCACCACCCTCTGTAACCCCTTTTTAAACACCCCGCCCTGCCCCGCTCCCCGTGGGTTTGGGTGAGCTTTGCCTGAAATCCGAGGTGGATTATGGAAATCGACATCGCCATCACCGCAAAACTGCCCCGCGCACAGGCCGAAGCCTTGCTCCAGGCACTGCGCGCCCAGTACTCGATGCAGTTCAACGAGTACTGGTATGACGATCGCTTTCGCATGATCCCCGAGGGTTTAAGGCACGGCTCGCTGCTCTCGGCCTTCCCGGTGATGGCCGCGCAAAAACGCCTGATTGGCGCCCTTAAACACAGTCTCGGCGAAGTGAAGTAAGCCCCGATGAACATGAAGCACGATCTGCGCGCCGACATCCTGCAACGCCTTGAATCCGACTACGGACTCAAGCACAAAGCCGGCAAATACATGCGCCAGGGCGAATGCCCGGCGTGCAAGAAAAAGGAGTTGTACGCCTTTCACGATGACCCATGGATGATCCGTTGCGGCCGGGGCAAGTGTGGCCAGACCTGGCACGTCAAAGAAATCTACGAAGACCTGTTCGAAGACTGGAGCAAGCGCGCTCCGGCCAGCGAGCAACACCCCAGCGCCACCGCCCGTGCCTATCTGGAATTTGCCCGTGGGTTTCGGCTCGATATGATTCAGGGCTGGTTTACGCAGGAAACGTATTTCTCCGGCGAACTGAATGCCGGCAGCGCGACGGTGCGTTTTGCGTTGGAGAAAGGAGGCTACTGGGAACGCCTGATCGACCGGCCGCACCGGTTCGGCAAGATGAAGGCGCGATTCAAGCCCGGTGACAGCCCGCGCGGCTTTTGGTGGTGCCCGCCTTGCGTCGAACTGCTGGACGTCAAAGAGCTGTGGGTTGTCGAGGGTATCTTCGATGCCATCGCCCTGGTGCATAACGGCATTGCGGCGGTGTCGGCAATGTCGTCTGCCTTTTTCCCTGAAGAATCCCTGAAAGAGCTGGCACGGCTGCGCGGCGGCAAATTGCCCAAACTGGTTTGGGCACTGGACAACGAACCCGGCGCGCACAAATACACCAAGCGTTGGGTGCGTCAGGCTCGCGCCCTGGGCTATGAGTGCGAAGCAGCACAGATCCCGCAATCGGACAGTCGCAAGGTCGATTGGAACGATCTGCATCAACGCTGGGCATTCATCGACGGCGAGAGCGAACGTGCCGAGCAGATCGAAAAGGATCTCGCCACCGCTCGCTACCACGGTGCCTTGCTGATCGCCGAAAGCGCATCAGAGAAAGGCGTGCTGATGTACGAATGGCGCGAGCGCCATGAGTTTCACTTCGGCTTCGACAGCCGGCTCTACTGGTTCAAGATGGACCTGGAGAAATTCAACAAGGCCATGCAGGCGCTGGAGTCTTCCGAGCGTCACGAAGACCAGTTGCTGAACGACAAGCAGCGCCGCGATAAGGCCCTGCGCCAATGCGGTGGCGTGGTGGAAATCGCCAACTGCTACCCGCAAGCGCTGTATTTCCAGCGCAACGAAGTCACCGACGAATCCTGGTACTACTTCCGCGTCGATTTCCCGCACGACAGTGGCAGCGTGAAGAACACCTTCACCGGTGGCCAGGTCGCTGCCGCCAGCGAGTTCAAGAAACGCTTGCTCAGTATGGCCGCCGGCGCCGTGTTCACCGGCAGCGGGCAGCAGCTCGACAAGATCATGAAGGACCAGTTGTTCGGCCTGAAGACGGTCGAAACCATCGACTTCATCGGCTACAGCAAACTGCACGGTTGCTACGTCTTTGGCGATCTCGCGGTGCGCGGCGGCATCGTAAGCCAGGTGAACAAGGAGGACTTTTTCGAGTTCGGGAAGCTGCGGCTGAAGACGCTGCAGAAGTCGATCGCCATGCACATACAGCGCGACAGCAAACAGTACCGCACGGACTGGTTGCCGATGCTATGGCTGTGCTTCGGCGCCAAGGGCATCGTCGCCCTGGCCTTTTGGTTTGGCTCACTGTTCGCCGAGCAGATCCGGGCGCAGTACAAATCCTTTCCGTTCCTTGAGGTCACCGGCGAGGCCGGTGCCGGCAAGACCACGCTGCTGACCTTCCTGTGGAAACTACTCGGCCGTGAGCATGAAGGTTTTGACCCGTCGAAATCGACCCGCGCCGGCCGACAGCGTGCCATGGGCCAAGTCTCGAACATGCCTGTCGTGCTGATCGAAGGCGACCGCAACGAGCCGGATAAAGCGCACGCCAAGGGCTTCGACTGGGACGAACTGAAAGACTTCTACGGCGGCGGCACGCTCGGCACCAAAGGCATGAAAACCAGCGGCAACGAGACCTACGAACCACCGTTTCGGGGCGCGATTGCGATCAGTCAGAACGCCGATGTCAGCGCGTCCGAAGCGATCCTGACCCGGATTATCAAATCCCACTTTGCGCGCCCGGAAGTCACCACCGAGAGCCGTGCAGCGGCTGACAACCTGAACCTGATCCCGGTCGAGCAACTGAGCCACTTCCTGTTGCTGGCTGTGCGGGCCGAAGCTCAGGTGATGGCCAAGTTCGCCGAGCGCGTACTGGTTCATGAACAGCAATTGCGCAGGCTCAAAGAAATCCGTGTGGAACGGATCATCAAGAACCACAGCCAGTTGATGGCCCTGGTCGATTGCCTGCGCCTGGTGTGCCCGCTCGATGACAACCACGTCGCCACGACCCATCAGGCACTGATGGTTATGGCACTGGAGCGGCAAGCCGCGATCAGTGCCGACCACCCGCTGGTTGCCGAATTCTGGGAAGTCTACGAATACCTCGAAAGCCTTGGCGAAGATCCGCAGGTCAACCACAGCACCGACCCGAAACTCATCGCGATCAACCTCAACGAGTTCGCCGAAAAGGCCAGCGAGCATCGGCAGAACCTCGCCGACCTCAAGACCTTGCGCGGGCTGCTGGTCAACAGCCGCAGCCACAAATGGCTGGAATCCAACAAGGCCGTCTATAGCGCCGTGCGCGCTTCACAAGGCGCCGGCAACGCGATGTTTAACAAACCCACCACTGTCCGCTGCTGGATCTTCCAGTGCGCGTAAACCGCTGTAACTGACCGCACTTAGCGCTGCAACGCCGAGAGCCCACAAAGGAGAAGCACCATGCAAGTACAACCTGCTGGCCCTGATGTTTTGAAACTGATCTCCGAGCAGTTCGCTGCCGAAAAGCGTGAACGCCCAGCGATCCGCGCCGCCGGCATCGCGGCTCTGCATCGGCTAGTACCTGTGGCTCAGCGTTGTTCCGGGCAAAGCCGTGTGATCGGCCGATTCCTGCTGAGCCTCTACAACGGCCAGGTGTTTCCTTTTGCGCTGACGGACCTACGCAGCCTCGACACGGCCTTGTTCAAAGACTGTATCGCTCTCTTGCACATGGATCAGCGCCCGGAAATGGAGGTGCATGAATACGTCGAGAACGGTCACGTGATCTGGGCGCAACTGAAAAAAGACTGGGCTGCACAAGAAATCTGACACCGGCATGCCGGAAAAAGAAGTGGTGCCGAGGGGCTGCAACCCCTCGACACCGACCACCCCAAAGGAGAAGCACCATGCAAGCACAAAACCCAAGTGGCAGCGGCACAGAGGCTAGCACGAACGCCTTTAAAGTCGGCGATGAAGTGACTTTCATCGCTGCCCGTAGCACCGGGCAAAGCGTCAGTCTCAGCGTTCGCGAAGGAAAGATTGCCGAGATCGGTTGCGCAACGGCGGTCGTGAAACTCCGCAATGGTCGCACCAGCTTGCAGCCGTTGAACAAGCTGACACGCCAAGGCGAGCGCAACGCACTCACCCGCGCATTGCTGGGGGAAGCCTGATGCAACCCTCTGCCAACTCTATGACTCGCACTCGTCCGCCCATGGCGAGCCATCGGCTTGATCTGCCCAGTTGCTGTGACATCTGCGGCAACGCCCGATCCACCCGCAAACACCAAACCTGTAGTCGGATCCGACAGCAGCGCAAGTCTGTCGAGTGGGCCGAGCTGATGGCGACACGGGCGGAAGCGAAGAAGAACAAGCCACGGCGCTACGCGCGCTAATTTGAATTACAGGGCGAATCAGGGGAGCTGCAACTCCCCATCGCCTGCAAAGGAAAAAGCACCATGCTCAAGCGAACGCTCAAACACTTTCATTTCTGCTGCGGCCTCGGTGGCGGAGCCAAAGGTTTCAACAAATCTAAGCCCATCGTGGGCAACATCCAAGCGCAATGGCAGTGCATTGGCGGCATCGACATTGATGCGGCGGGTCTGGCCGACTTTGAACGCTTAAGCGGGGTCAAGGGCACGCTGCTGGATCTGTTCACTCGCGATCAGTACGTCCGCTTTCATGGGAAAGAGCCACCACCAGGTTGGCGTGAGGCGACCGTCGAAGATGTTCGACGTGCGGCCAACTACCAAAGGCCCGACGCGGTGTTCATTTCCAGTCCGTGCAAAGGCGCATCGGGCTTGTTGTCGGAAAAGATGAGCCTGACCCCGAAATATCAGGCGCTGAACGAACTCACATTGCGCTGCATCTGGCTGTTCGGTGAAGCCTGGAAAGACGACGCCGTTCCGCTCTTGGTCTTCGAAAACGTCCCTCGACTGGCAACCCGTGGCCGGCACTTGCTCGACCAGATCAACAAGGTGCTGTCGCACTTCGGCTATGCAGTGGCTGAAACCACTCACGATTGCGGTGTCATCGGCGGCCTGGCCCAGAGTCGCAAACGGTTCCTGCTGGTGGCCCGTCACATCGAGAAGGTCCCGCCCTTCCTGTATGAGCCAGAAAAGAAAACGCTCAAGTCTGTCGGCTCGATCCTCGGCCGCATGCCGCTCGCCGGCGATATCGAAGCCGCCGGCCCAATGCACCGGGTACCTGCTCTCCAGTGGAAAACGTGGGTGCGTCTTGCCCTCGTCACCGCAGGCAAGGACTGGCGCAGCCTGAATGACTTGGCGATCGAAGACGGTTACCTGCGTGACTTGGTGATCGTTCCAGAATATCGCGCCGGTTACCTTGGCGTGCATGACTGGCACGACACTGCTGGCACCGTCGCCGGTCGCAGCAGTCCAACAAACGGCGCGTTCTCTGTTGCAGATCCGCGCAGCAAGGCCGGAGCCCTGCAATACCAACAATACGGCGTCCGGCGTTGGGACGAGACCAGCGGCGCAGTAATCGGCGTCAAGTCGCCCGGGCAAGGGACATTCAGCGTTGCCGACCCTCGCCGGCCAGGTGATGGTTTTGGCAAGTATCTGGTAACCCCTTTCGACAACGCCGCCGGAACAGTCATCGCCGGCAGTACAACGGGACAAGGCGCGTTCGCTGTGCAAGATCCTCGGTATCACAACTGGCATCCCGGAGCGAGCAGTCGGAAGTTGGGGGTTTGCCCATGGGATAAATCCGCCTGGACGGTCACCGGGTCGCAGCAGGTGGCCAGCGGCGCGCTTTCGATTGCAGATCCTCGGCCAGGCATGAAACGCACGAAGGGTGATGCCTACCTGACTGGTGGTCACTACGGCGTTGTCGGCTGGAACGAGCAATGCGGCGCCGTATCGGCCAGCGCCAAGCAAGACAACGGGCGCTGGTCGGTTGCGGATCCACGCATGCCGGAGGCAAATGAACGGTTGACCTGCGTGATTGAAAGTCTCGACGGTACTTGGCATCGCCCCTTCACCACGCTGGAGCTGGCCGCGCTGCAAAGCCTGGTCGAACCCGAAGAACAGTTCGAGCTGGACGGCCTGAGTGATCAGGCATGGCGTGAGCGTATCGGCAACGCAGTACCGCCTGATGCCGCAGAAGCAATTGCCGACGTAATGGGTACCACGCTGTTACTGGCCGCATCCGGAGAAACCTTCATGCTCAACAGCATGCCGATCTGGGTTCGCCCGATAGCGGTCGGCCTGAGCGTGGCGCAACAGGAAGCCACGCTATGACTGTTCTCCTGCTGCTGTATCTGTGTGCGGACGCAACTCGGACGGATTGCCAAGTGTTGCCGGCTCAACGTTGGAAGGGAGATACCGCCTACGAACAATGCCTCAACGCTGTTCCCGCCCTCACTCAAGCACTGACAGCGAGCAACCGGGAGCGGCACCGGTTTATTTGCGAGATCCAGACAGACGACGCAAAGCCAGCCGAAGAAGCCTGGCCGAGGTTCATTCATCAATCGTTTCGGATGTGAGGGGAGCATCATGAACACAGCTTTCATTCTGATGGCCCAGTACGACGGCCAGGCAATTATCCCGCTTGAACGGGTATGCAGGGACTACTTCACACACCTGACGCCCGACATGTTCCAGCGCAAGGTGTTGAGTGGTCAGATCAAGATCCCCATCACCCGGCTGGAACCGAGCCAGAAGTCCGCCAAGGGCGTTCACATCAGTGACTTGGCGGCTTACCTGGATCTGCAGCGCGCCGCCGCTGTGAAAGAAAACAACCAGCTCAACGGCTTAAAACCCGCCTATTGAGCCACTTCATTGATGCGGCGCCCAGTTGGACGGGTGCCCTCAATATCTTTTCGTGCCACTCCCACCCCACATACCGATCACCTTTGCCGCGCAGGTGGGTGTAGCGACGTAGCGAATTCCAGTCCCTGTGCCCCGACACGCTCGCCACGCGAGGGATATCCCAGTCCATTTCAAACAGGCGGCTGACACCCTCGTGGCGAAGGTCGTGAAAGTGCAGGTCAGCGATACCCAAAAACTTGCAGGCCTTCGCCCACGAAGTAGAAATAGATTCGGGGCTGTAAGGGAAAATGTCGTCGCCGGCCTTTGGCATCGTTTGGAGTATCTGCCACGCCTCGTCGGGCAAATAACACCAAACGTCGTTACCGATCTTCTGGCCGGGGTTCTTCATGTCGCGAACCAGGACTCGCTGGCCAGCCTCGTCTACATCCGCCCAGCGAATGCGGGTGATCTCATCAAGGCGGCGGGTTGAGAACAATGCGAAGCCTACGACCTTCAGCATATTGGTGACGCTGCGGCGCCTGGCCTGCATATCCTGATAGTGCGTCATGAGCTTACTCAGCTCATCCAGTGTCGGACGGCGGTCCCGCTCGCGGCTCTTGAGGTTATAGCCGAGCTTGCGCAGCACCCGCCGAGCGCCGGACATGGCCAGCGGATCGACTTGATAGCCCCATGCGTCTTTGGCGATGGAAAGCACAGCGCCGAGGTGGGCCAAATCGTTGCCGGCGGTTTGCGGCAGGACGCCTCCCCCTTCACCACTCATCCGCCACAGGGCAAAGTCCACCAGGCACTGCGTATTGATGTCGGTATCGTTGAGCTTGCCAAAGTAGCTGGCACCGATGGCCGTGAGCGTGGCCTTTTTGGTTTTGCCCAGCGGCCGCGCTTTTTCGACTTCGCGCAGGTACTGATCAATCATTTCTTTGGCAGTGGCGCCCTGGCGGCTCGCCCGCTCGATCGCACCAGGCTCATCGAGTTCCGATTCGCGCTTACGCGCCCACGCCTGCGCGGCCTGTTTCCGGGCGAAGGTCTGGCTCTCTTGGTAGACTTGCACTCCGTCACGCTTGATGCGGATCTGAGCGGTGTAGCTCACAGACCCATCCGCCAGTTTTCTTGCCCTGATAGCTGCCATATCGAAAGTGGTACGCGTCAGTTTTGAAGTGGTACATCGTACCACCGAGACCTGAAAAACGCCTGAAAACGCCCTAAAACACGCCGAAAACACGTTGAGTAAAATGGTACAGAATCAGAGCCTTAGCCCAGTAAAACCAATGCCTACGCTGTCTCGGCGCTTTAGTGTTGCACCCATGATGGATTGGACGGACCGCCATTGCCGTTTCTTCCTACGCCTCCTGTCGAAGAACGCCCTGCTCTACACCGAAATGGTCACCACCGGCGCGCTCCTAAACGGCGATCACGAACGTTTCCTCCGTCACAACGAAGCCGAGCACCCTCTCGCCTTGCAACTCGGCGGTAGCGTTCCGTTGGATCTGGCCGCCTGCGCACGCATGGCCCAGGAGCACGGTTACGACGAAGTGAACCTAAACGTCGGCTGCCCAAGCGATCGTGTACAAAACAACATGATCGGCGCGTGCCTGATGGGTCACCCGCAGTTAGTGGCGGATTGTGTGAAGGCGATGCAAGACGCAGTGACGATCCCAGTAACGGTGAAGCATCGCATTGGCATCAACGGTCGGGACAGTTACGCGGAGCTGTGCGATTTCGTCGGCACCGTCCGCGATGCCGGGTGCACCAGTTTCACCGTGCATGCGCGGATTGCGATTCTGGAGGGGTTGTCGCCGAAGGAGAATCGTGACATTCCGCCGTTGCGCTATGACGTGGCGGCGCAGCTGAAGGCGGATTTTCCGGAGTTGGAGATTGTGCTGAATGGCGGGATCAAGACGATGGAGGCCTGCCATGAGCATTTGCAGACTTTTGATGGGGTGATGTTGGGGCGTGAGGCTTATCACAATCCGTATTTGCTGGCGGAGGTGGATCAGCAGTTGTTCGGCAGTTCGGCGCCGGTGATCAGTCGGGCTGAGGCGTTGGCGCAGTTGCGTCCTTATATAGCCGAGCATTTGCTGGCGGGTGGTGCGATGCATCACATCACGCGGCATGTGCTGGGCCTGGGTACGGGGTTCCCGGGGGCTCGGAAATTCCGTCAGTTGTTGTCGGTGGATATTCACAAGGCCAAGGATCCGCTGGCGTTGCTGGATCAGGCTGCCGAGTTGCTTGAAGGGCGTTAATCCCCTCCTCTTACACTGCGCCAGGCGGATTGCTCCGCCTGGCGTCAGCATTCAGGCGGCCGCTGCTGCGGTCCAGTTGACCCAGCCAAACAGCCACGTTGCCAGAATCAACAAACCAAACGCGATCCGATACCACGCGAACGCGGCATAACTGTGGTTGGCAATAAACTTCAGCAACCCACGCACGGCGATCATCGCGAAGATAAATGCGGTGACGAAGCCGAGGGCGAAGACTGGCAGGTCGTTGGGTTGGAACAGGTCGCGGTACTTGTAGCCGGAGTAGACGGCGGCGCCGACCATGGTGGGCATGGCGAGGAAGAACGAGAATTCGGTGGCGGCTTTACGCGACAGGCCGAACAGCAGGCCGCCGATGATGGTCGAGCCGGAGCGCGAGGTGCCGGGAATCATCGCCAGGCATTGTACGAATCCGACTTTCAGTGCGTGAGACCAGCGCATGTCGTCGACGTGTTCGACGCTGATCACATGGCTGCGCTGTTCGGCCCACAACATGATGATGCCGCCGACGACCAGTGCCACGGCGACGGTGATCGGGTTGAACAGGTATTCGTGGATCGCGTCGGCGAACAATACGCCCAAGACCACGGCGGGCAGAAAAGCGATGAGCAAGTTGAGGGTGAAGCGTTGTGCATTACGTTCGGTGGGCAGGCCTTTGACGATTTCGAAGATCTTCGGTCGAAACTCCCAGACGACGGCAAGAATGGCACCCAGTTGAATAATGATGTTGAAGGCCATGGCGCGTTCACCGCCGAATTCCAGCAAGTCGGCGACGATGATCTGGTGGCCGGTACTCGAGATCGGCAAGAACTCGGTCAGGCCTTCTACCGCACCTAATATCAACACCTGGAAAAGGGTCCAGAAATCCATTAATCCTCCGTCAGAGCGCTCTTGATGAGCGACCGGGTAATAACACTCAGGGGTTGAGTATCTGAAGTTACACAATTGGCGTATATGAAGATCAAAAGATCGCAGCCTTCGGCAGCTCCTACATTTGTAATGCATTCTCCTGTAGGAGTTGCCGAAGGTTCGGGCCGCGATCGGACGATCTTTTGATCACAAAGAATAGGTCTTATGAATTGTCACACTCAAGCCATGTTAGTAATCGTCGGCTGACGAACTACGCAGAAAATATTTAGGCCTTTTTGCAGAAAAAAGTTGCCCTGGCAATAAAGTGTGATCAATATCACATTATCCAGAGATGGCCAGACAGTGGCAATTGGACATGGACAAAGCCATCGCAATAAGCTCAAAATAGTGGCACCATTGCATATCGCCACCATCTAAGCAGTAGTTCACCCCTCCGAGAAAATCAACTAAAAGCTTGAAAAGCTTAATTATTGTTAGAAAACT